GGCGATGGTCTCTTTATCGCTGGAGCTGACGCTGGTAAGCTCCGAACGTCTCCGTGGAGCGGAGCCGCTAGCGTTGTATTCCAGCCAATCACCTACAGCACGAAGCCATAGGAGGAATAATGCGATACCGATACGAGATTGACGATCAAAACATCGTGAGAGTATGGGACGACGAAAACCCGAACGAGAGCGGCGCACCATTTTTCTACCAGCCAGACCATCCCGACGGACGGCCGTGGGTCAACCGGGCAGAGGCACAGGCGTGGGTGGATGCGTTCATTTCTGAGCTTGTCGCTGGATGAAAGACCTCACTATCCTTGACGCAATGGCCGAGCGGCTCAAGTCAGTTGAGCCACCTGTGGGGTATAGCCTCAGGAACGTCTACGCCACCCCGCAGGAGTCGCTGCCTGTCGTCCCCGCCATCGTTTTCTTCCCTGGCGACGACACGGTCTCCATCGGCAGCGCCAACCGCTCCGTGACGCTGACCGTCAACGCCGTCCTGTACCTGACCCCGATCCCCCGCATGGACCAGAAGTATCGAGACCTCTACACCTGGCGGAGCTGGATGAGGGACGCCTTCAATGCCGACGTGACGATTGATGGAAACGCCGCTCAGGTGACCGTCACTAGCACTACACTTGGCACCGACACCTACGCCGATCAGGACTACCTCACGGTGACTGCGGCAGTCGAGGTGCTAGTCTACGAAGCAATCGCGTACAGCGAGTAGCAAGGAGAATAGGACATGGCTTCACTCGGCGCAAAGGCCCTCTCTCGCATCTCGCTCATGAGCCAGTCAGGCTTTGGCACGGCAGCCGCATTCGGCAGCGCCGCAGGCGAGCTGCTCGCAACCAACGCCATTGGCGTCATTGATCTCGGCGTCACGATTGATCTTGGCGAAGATGCCACGGTTGGCAAGCGCACGACGATCCAGGCAAGCGAAGTCACCGTCACCGGCAGGAACCCTGTCGTCACTATTGCCGAGGGACCTTCATCGCTTCGCACGCTCCCACTGATCTTTGATGCAATCGGGGCAACGACCAGCGGAACTGCAAGCCCATATTCATGGACATGGTCGCCACTACAGGGCGACCTAGACACTCCAATCTTCTACTCCATGCTCGTCTCAGACGGCGTGCAGAAGTACCGAGTTGTGGACTGCGTGCCGTCAGAAGTGACGATGTCCGCAGACGCCAGCGGGCTGCTGCAAGTCGGAGCAACCTTCGTCGCATCAAGCGTCTCGGCGGTCGGCTCCGCATTCGGCACGGCCGTGCCAGCGCAGCCGATGCTTGCCGGGCGACTCCTGAAACTCAGCATTGACACCGACTTCCCTAACAAGGCGGGTACCGGTGCGACTGCGTATGACGATGTGCTTTCGTTCTCGCTCTCAATCTCCACAGGCTTCGCCGTGGTCAACGCGCTGGATGCTTCGCTGACTGCAGCTACCGCAGACTTCATCGGCGCACTCGATGCGACTATGACCCTGACCGTTGCCTCAAACTCTGCGGCGATTGCCGACGGAGCGTGGGGCATTACGGAGATCGGTGAGCAGCGATACCTGCGTCTCTTCGGTACAACGACCGACTCCTTCGGCGTGTGGATTCTCGGCTCGTGGGTCATTGAGTCTGTCGTACCGCTCAGCTCTGAGCAGGACGGTCTCGTGGTCAACGAAGTCACGCTCCGCCTCGCCTATGACACTACGTCCGGGAAGTCCCTGGAAGTCATCGTTGACTCGCCGCTCTCAGCGGCGCCGTAGTAGATACCCGCTTGGCGGGTAGGAGGAAGTCATGGTCAAGATCGTTGAACTGGATGGCCAGTTCGCTGGATGGCGCTGCGAGTTGCGCCCTCAGATTTCAGCACGCATCCTTCTCGAGCTAGAGAGCGGCGTACCCGCTCGGGCGCTAGAAGCCTTTGCCAAGGTCATCATTAGCCACAACTTCAAGGGGCTAGATGGTGAGCCGGTAGAGGACGTGTTGGACGCACCAATCGAGGCGCTTACGGCAACCATTGAGAAGTGGGCTGCGAGTAATAGCCTAGACCCCAAGTAAGGCTCGCTGCCAGACGGCTGGCGATTGGACAAGCCATCGCCCCGCCGCCCGACATCATCTTCCACATCCTCGGGCAGAAGTTCGGAATGTGGCCAGAGCAGGTGGCGAGCCTCCCGGTTGAAGAAGTCCTCAAGGCGTGGCAACTCCACGCAGAGATGACACCAAAGGAGAAGCGATAGTGGCAAGAACTCCAGCACGGTCAGTCACCGAGTTTGAGGTCAAGTTTGAGAACAGCTACACGCAGTTTCAACTTGGTTTTGAGCAGGGGTCTAATCCGCGTGCCTGGAACCGGCTGCTTGCCCTATCGCTGCTGAACGCAGGGCGCACGATGGTCAAGCCGATGAAGCAGGAGGCGCCTGTCCGCACCGGGCGCCTACGAAACTCCATCAACGCCAAACGCGGCATGTATCAGCGACCGTCCGTCACGGTGGGTCCGCGTCCAGGGCAGAGCCGAGGCGACCTCAAGGGTGCGTGGTATCGCTGGTTCGTAACCTCGGGAACGAAGCCATCCCGCGAAACCAAGAGCGGCGTCAAGGCGGTCAGGGGCGTTGCAGCTCGACCATTCGTGGTCAAGACTGCGACGCGAACAGATGTATACAAGCGGGCGCTTGATGTCTACTGGTCTACCATTGACAAGTATTTCACCGACAAGGTCTTCAAGGACCGAATCACCAAGTTTAGAAAGACGAGGTAGTCGTGGTCACCTCTGGCGGTCAGGCAGTCTTCGCAGTCGTCGCAAAGGACTCGGCGTCTAAGACGCTCAAGGGCGTCGGCAAGTCCTTCGGCACGCTAAAGAGGAACGGCATCAACGCCCTAAAGGGCATTGCCGGCGCCTCTGTTGCCGCCGCTGGCGCGCTGGCCGCATTCACAGGGAGCGCCATCCAAGGCGCGATTGAGGACGAGCGATCCAACATCCTCCTGACCGCAGCCCTCAAAGCACGCGGGTTTGAGCTGGACAAAATCCTCCCGAAGATTCAGGATCAGATCGTTGCCTCTCGCCGCCTTGGTCAGTCGGATGATGAGGTCCGCGCTGGCCTTGAAGTCGGCTCACGCTACTTCAAGAACCAAGGGAGGCTGCTAAAGGCAAATGCACTTGCCGCCACAATCTCCTCGGCAACCGGGGAAGACATGGCAAGCGTCATGGGGAAGATCGGCAAGGCTGCCAATGGGCAGACACGCGGACTCGCCGCGCTGATTGGACCAATCGAGAAGGGTGCAAAGTTCACTGACATTTACAGGCAAGCAAATGAGAAGTTTGCTGGAGTTGCTGACGCTCTTGCCAACAGCACAAGCGGAAAGATTCTTGCCGCGCAGGAAGAGTTCAACGAAGCCATGGATGATTTCGGCACCAAGTTCCTACCCGAAGTCAACAAGGTGTTGCGGTTCGTCACCGAAAAAGCATTCCCTGCGTTCCAGGGGATTCTTGAAGTTGTTGCGCCAATCGTCAAAGACTTCTTTGAGAGCTACATTGTGCCGCTTGCTGGGTCAATCGGCGAACTCTTCAAGGTCCTAAACAACGCTGACTTCAGCATCATTGAGGTTATTCTTGCCCCCGCCAGGGTCTTCTTTGAGGCCCTAAAGATTGCCATTGACGCAATCGTCGCTGGCATCAAGTTCATCCAGGGGACGCCAGGGCAGAAGCTGGCGTTCGCCGCAGCCTCAGCTTCAGCCGGACGCGGCACAACGTTTGGTCTTGGGGCAACAACCGGAGGCGGCGGACCAATGACCGGAGGCACCTCGTCGTACCTTCAGACCAGCGTCCAGTTCAACGTCGGCACCCAGAAGCAGGATCAGATCGTGGAGGGCGCGCTGAACAGGGCTGGCTACGAACGCCGGTATCCGTAAGCCATGGCACTGCCATTTAGCCTGATCATCGCTGGGGTTGACAGCGGCGCGAATCTGCTTGACCTCCCCGCCGCAGCGAACCCAGAGACGCCATACGTTGACCTTGCAAGCCTCAACGTGACGATGTCCGCCGACGGAGGCGGCAACATGACGTTTGATGTCATCCAGCCAAAGACTCCAGCCGGCGGACCGTGGTGGAAGTCTGGCGGGGTCTACGACAACGCGAGGGTGCAGTTCTTTGATTCGCGCTACAGCGCCACCACGCCGCTCTTCTTGGGCTTCCTCACCGACACGGCGGCTGGTCTGCTGCCAAACGGACTCGGTACCCGCTGCACCGTCAACGCAACCGATGCTGACGGCTGGATGGCAAAGACCATCGTGCGGAAGGGCCTCGTCGGGACAAACATCTTGCAGACGGTCGGCAGCTTCTCACGCGGCAAGTCCACCACCACCGACCGCGAACACATCAACGCCCTCTTGGCACAGGTCCGCAGCCAGGTCAACGACAGCACAACTCGGCAACTGCTGAACACC